ATGAACTAAAACGCTTCTGGGAGCCTCGGAACGCTAAGATGAAAGTATGGTATAGGCTTATCCAGATGGTTGATGAGTTAGCGACTCCTAAGATGGAGTCCTTCGTAGGCAACGACCCTAGGAGTATGTTCAACCTCACTCTCCATATGTTAGACGCAAACATTCCTCATCGACTTCGTGGTGTTGATACTATGGATATGAAGGCTCAGGCAGCATCTGCTGAGGTCGGCGTGATTCTTGATGAAGCCTGGGCAGATGTTGAGGAGACATTCAGGAGAACAGGTCCTCGGCAATCTCTCAAGCGTAGCATGATAGGGCTACTCCTTGCGACTGGCTGGTATTCATGCTGGTCTGCGGTAGGCGACAATGGGGACAGGGTTTTTCTAGACCTTTGGAGTCCAGCCCAGACTTACCCAATGTGGGATGCTGATCTTGGTCTATCCGAAGTAGCTCATATATTTGAAGTTCCTGCCAGTCGTCTCTCGTCAATGCAGAAGATGTTTGGCTGGATGGACTTAGGTGCCCTGCACGGAGACCAACTGATACGGGACTACTGGTGGGTTCAGGTTGATTCGGAGTATCCTTTCTCCACTCGAGTATGGAACGCTGTAGTTGCAGCAGGTAAGCTCGTAAAGTTCGAACCCACACGCTTCCGCACAATCCCGATTCATGTTGCGCCTGTCGGTGGTTTGCCTGACACAGGTCCTTTATCCGAAGGCACTCCTTCAAGCGTTACTGGTGGGGCTGGACAAACTAAGGGAGAGCGATGGAAGGAGGAAATTGGACAGGGGATTGTAGCTACTAATGAGAATATCTATAAGTCCTGGAATAAGTGGTGGACATTCAGTTTACAACTTCTGCGGGATACTGCCCAACCAAGAATATTTGAGCGTAGCAGAAGTGGCAAGGCGATAGTCAAGCCTGAAGATGTCTTCCGCCGAGGTGCAATATTCAGGGGTGGCTCAGATGATTCAGTTGAGTTCATCGGTGCGCCTCCTATTCCTCTGGAACTGCGAAGTACTCAGCTTGACCTTGAAGCCATGATGCAGCGAGGCGGTGTCAGTTGGGCTATGTACGGCACTGTCACTGGGCAACTAACTGCCTATGTCATGTCCCAGATTGCAGCCTCTGCTAATCAAGCTACAAGACCTTACCACCAGGCTATCCAGAATCTTGTTGCTGATATAGAGAACGGCTGGATAGATGATATGAGGAATAGGGGAGTTAGGCTATACGGACACTCACTTCCAGCCAATCTTCCTAAAGAAGCTCGAGTGTCTGCTGACTTTGAAATCGAGATTCCTGGTGAACTTGTACAGAAAGCTACAGTTGCCAGAATGCTCGACCCTGACTTCGCTTTGTCTTACTCATTTGTGGTTGAGAAGCTCTTCCCTGAGATTAGAAATCCTCTGCGAGAACGAGCAAGGCGACTTGCGGATATGGCAGAGTTAAGTGTAGAAAATGCAACTATAGCGAAGATTCGTTATTATCGAAGGCAGGCAGCTTATCTAGCAGACACAGATGCAGATGCTGCTAGACTGTACGACCTTGCTGCAGAGGCAGCTGAGGCTCAACTTGTCCCCCAAGGAGCACCTGCTCCAGGTCGAGGAGAGATGGGGTCGAGGACGGAAGGTCTGCCTAGATATAACATTCCTGAACTTCCAGCAGCATAAGGAGTTTATTATGCCAGTAGAACCGATTAGACCAGAACCGACAAAGGCTAGGTTAGCAGAAGAGGAACCAGAAGCCAGACCGAAGATGCCTCCTCCTCCAAAGCCTCCTGAGTACTATCCTGGTTATAGGGCTGAGGCTGAGGCTGTTACTAAGAATATCTACCAGGCGAGCAGAAGAGTTGAGGAAGCTGTTGAGGCTTTGTCCAGAGTGCAGCAACGTGGAGTAGTGCATCCTCTCAAGAGCATTGGTAGAGGCATTCTGGTAGGGCTGTTTCCTCCAATGGGACTTGCTGCTGAACTTAACCGTCCTTACTCTCAGGAGGACTATGATGCTGCTATGGCAGAAGCACAGGCTGAGTTAGATGCAGCTACTGTAGAACTCCGCTCTACTGAATGGAAGCTGCAGATTCTACATACTCTTCCAGCCTTCATATCTAGCAGGGCACATACTATCAGGAGTGTTGAGGATATAACTTCTCTAATGCCTAATGAGACTATGTCCGATGTTGACAGGATATGGTTGCAGCATACTCTCAAGCGACTCGAGCATCTGAACAATATCTTGCCAGATGACTTTGAAGGCACGATTAGCGAGGCTCAGGGTAAGATTATAGCATCTGTATTGTCTGAACCTAAGCTCGCCTTGAAAGCAGTTCATAATCTTACTGTTGATGAACTGGAACGCTCCTTCCAGCCTTTTGCTATTGACTTGCCTGAAGGATTATCTCCCGAAGATGTCCGAGACCTGATGAGTAAAATGGAACTGGAGGACGAGGAGGCTGAGAAGGAACTTGAGGCTTATCTCCTAGAACGAGCTAACCTCTGGGCGAAGGAGACAGACCGTCTGAATCTTCTTCGTGCTGGTCTATTGCAGGCGGAGTCTCCTGAGCTTACTCCTCTTGAGTTTGCCAAGCTGATGTTTGTCCAGCCTCTCATGGGAGGTATCCAACTGTTGGACAAGTACTTTGATATGCTACCTAGACCTCTAGCTTCTGCTGCCATCATCGGAGTTCATCAGCTGTTCAAGACTCCTGATGATACTTTAGCTGGTAGAATGGAAGGGGTATATCAGTACTACCGCTCTATGGGTGAGTCCTCCTGGGATGCCTATGCTATGGCTATCAATGAGGTTGATATGCCTTGGTGGCTGAGAATAGGAATTGAATCTGCATTTGACCCTACTTCATATATTGGGCTTGGTATGGCTACTGCTGCTGCTACTAAGACTGGCTCGATTCTTACCAGAATAGGCTTAAGGACTATCGGTAGCAGAATCGGTCCTTTTGTAGGTAGCATCGAGAATGGTTTTATTCGAGGCTCTGATGCAGTTTTCAAAGCTGGTGTGCAAGTTGTTCTGTCTCCTGTCAAGGGCAGCTTCTGGCTTGCAGGTGCAGGTTATCAGATTCCTAAGACTATGACTATGATGTCCAGAAACTTTGCTCGTCATGCTAATATGAACTTTAAGGCTATAATGGAAAGGCTACATCCAGAAGTTAAGAACATGGCAGGCATGACTGCAAAGGACATCCGTGAAGGGGCTGAGGCTTGTATTGAGGCTGCTCTGACCAGACCTGGTGAAGGTTTTGATGGTATGGTTAGAGCAGGAACACAGCTCTTGGAGTTCGAGTATCTGGACGATGTAGCAGTTAGGAAGATACTGAAAGGCTTTATTGAGGAAGGCTTTGATATTGATACTATCAGACTAGCCAGATTCAACGATGAAGTTCTTAATATGTTTTCTGGTCAGAGTCCCAAGATAACGGCAGGCAATATCCTCTCCAAACTTGGTCTAGAGCAAACAGAGGACACTGTAGCTAAGGTGGTGGCAAGACTGGCGACTCTGAAAGATGACATTGTAGATACTGCTATGAGGGTATTCAAGTCTGACGACCCGAACAGACAGCTCATCGGTCTTTTTGATAACCTGGTAGAAAAGCGGTACTCTAATCTCAGAAATCCAATATCTGCTCATGCTACTCAGGCTGGACAAACTGCCTCATGGGTTAGTCGAGTATCGGACAGGATGCTATATGCCTCTCATCTGGTAAACCTTGAGCGCAAGGTCATAATGCCCTTTGCTCGGTGGAATCTGCTCTTTGCAAACTTTGGTCCTTTCAATTTCCTTGAGAATATGCAGCGGAGTTTTCTTGGTGGAGCAGAAATAATATATCCGAAGTCCTATGGTGGAGTAGCCGAAACTAATCGTCTACTTAAGTATCTATCAAATGCTCCTTATGAACTGCTAATGCTAGAGCGAGGGCAACAGCGGATGGAAATGGCCTTAATAGACCCGAAAACTGGTAGTACGTCTGCCTTCCGAGGTGGCAGAATTCCATTCATCACTAAGGGTGTGAAGTTCAGGGGCAAGGACATTGGCAAAACTGTTAATATCCGAGGTGTTGACCATAAGGTTACTGATGCCCAGTCCTATAATGATGTGTGGGAGTGGTTGACTGGGGTTCAGAGGTCTTATGACTATCAAGTGCATTATATGAAAGCTCTGCCCGAAGTTGCTCCAGACGAAATGCAACAGATAGTTGAGGCGGTTCTGAAAAGGCGGAATGAGCTAGAGCGGATTACCAAGTTTTCTCCCTCCGATATGAGAGACATTGAGAGAGCTATGATTCAAGATGCTACTGTAGGTCCTGAGGCACTAGCTGCCCACTCCATGATAGATGCTCTGGAACTGGAGCGAAGGCAGATTTCAAAGGAACTCGGCAAAACCTTCGACAAGTGCACTGATGTCCGCATTATGACTAAGCAGGGTATCAGGGATGAGGTACTGGACGGCAGTATATTCTCTGACATAGATGGTAGAATGGCTGCCTGGGTGGAGCGGGAAAGAGAGATGGACTTGGTGTCTCTGACAAAGCAGATAGATGCACTGCAGGATGAGGCGGCTCAGTTTGCTAAGGCTTACCAGGGCAAGGCTACTTTGCTAGACGAGTTACAGAGAGACATCCACTTTGGAGAACCTGAGATTATGCCGATGTTGACGATGCCAGGCAAAACTGGAAGAGCATCTATTATCTTGGATAACAAAGAGGTTGGCAGTATTAGGTTTTATACCCCTGAGAAGATGAGTGAGTTTATTGTTGATGAACTGCGAATAACAGAGTCTGGTGTTCTTAATAGGCGTACTATGCAGGATGCCGAACTTCTTATTCACAATCTTGCGAAGGAGAAGGGCTATGGGAGGGTTGCTATAGTTCAGAAGCCAGAACACAAATTGATGTATGAGAGTGCAGGATATAGGTTGGAGTCTGTGCTGCCAGGTGGGGGTCGTCAGCATTATGTTAAGGATACTATGCAGCCTGCTTCCCATGCTCCTCAAAACCTCGATGAGTTCCTCGGCGATATGGAGAACATCTCTGCTATGCAGAATGCCATAGATGAAAGAATCCATGACTACCGTCGACTGGTGGAGTTGCGGTCTCACAAACTCACTCCTGGAAAAGAAGTTGATGACTTCCATGTAGGCTCGAACCGTCTGCTCAACGACTTCATGGAGCAGTCCAAAGAGCAGATGGATAGCATTATAGATGAACTGCATGACTTCCTAACCAAGCGACCTCAAGTTCTCGG